GAAGGAAAATTGAAGGAATATCTCCCTCTTTTAGGGTATATTTAGATAAATCTGTTTCCCAATTTTTCAAATTAATGAAGAAATCAACAACTAAATCCTCTCCAACCATTGCTTTTCTTTGGTTATCACCATAATACCAAACTTTATTTTTGTTCATAACAGCAGGGTCTTCATTATAAGAAGTAAGACCTTGGCCATTAATGTATTTTTGTTTTCCACTACGAGAAATATCGTGTCTAGCTTCTAACCAAAATGTAATCTTAGTTTTGGTATCTTCCGCTTCAGGAATAACTCCCCAAATATCAAGTTTTAACACTCTCACTTGTTTACCTTCTACATCCTTTGTAGTTAAGTATTCAGGATCTTTCTCCAAATCTTTGCCTAGAAATTCTGACAACTTAGCTTTTGTGGGGTTAATTAATTGAGGTACAAAAGTTGTCACCCCATAAAATAATTTTCTGGCACCTGTGCCTGTTGAAACTTTTACATTACTGTTCATGCTTAAATGATTTTAAAAATTAAAAATATTGTTTTGTGTGTTAAATAAAAATCTTTTCCCAATGAGTCTCTAACTTATCATCATTGATGAGTTCTGAAATTTCAAACTCTTTGTTTCTAAGATGCTTACATCTAGTTCCTCCTACAATTTCTTCAGAGTGAATGAATGAAAGCATGTTTACATTAGGTTTTTCAGAGTTTCTGTACATATAACCAATTGCATCTACTCTTAAAGCTAATAAATCTTTTAGTTTACCTTCAAGATTTAACTCTTTAATTGTTTGGCCAGAAGTAGAAATACTTTTATCTGCAACGTGTCCTACAATAATCAATGTATCACAAAATCTTGTAAAAAATTCCATGATTTTAAAGAGTGCTTCTCTCTTATAAACTTGGCCTTTACCATACTCTAATCTGTCAATATCAAAGTCAGATGCTTCTGCTTTGCCAGTATCTTTGTTGTAAGTTCTAACTGCTAATTGATTAAGTAATTTTTCTTTCAAAGATGTTACTGTGTCAAGTGTGATGTACTTGTAATGAGGTTTTTCTTTGTGAAAAAGTTGGGCCAACTCATCAAATTGTTGTAATGAGTCGATGTTGATTCTCATAGACTCATAAAAGTCTGCTCCGTGCTCAAAGTTAATAATAAGGTTTCCTTCCAATTCTGAAAGCGCATGGGTTTTTCCTGTTTTTTTCTGTGAAAAAATCACCATTGTTCTTGGATTCACCACTGTAGGTGCAATCCTTCCTGTCGGTAAAGTTAAATTACTCATCTGTTAAAATTGTTTTTTTATGGGTTAATAAATGATTTAAATTTTCGGTATCATCATTTCTAGGCATACTAAAAAATGAGAAACCTTTTGGGTTAAAAAATACTGGTTCAGCTATACCTGTTCTTCCAAATCTGTTTTTACATATATGGACAGTTCTAAAACATTCCTCAAATCCTTCTGTTCTATCAGAATTTAAGATTTGATATTTGTAATAATTGGTAAGCTTGTGCTTATAAGGGGAGAATAATCCAATAATTACTTGATAGGATCTAGCAACTTTTATATTATCTCCTAGTTTTTGTGGTTCGGGTTCTAATTTACCTGCTTTATAGTGATTCAAATCACCTGCGGCCATTTGTTGTTGCTGCACACAGCATACATGCCATTTCCAATGCTTAGTAACTTGTTTCCTCATGTAGCTATTGACAAGTTTATCAATACATCCTGATAAATCTAAAGACATTCCTAATTCATTTTTTTCTAATTCAAGAATATTTACGTTATCTATAACAACCGTAACAATTTGATTAGGGTCTTCTTGTATATAGTGGCTATATAAGTTTATAACTTTGCCACTAGGAAGTGTTTTTTCTTTGTAGTGATGCTCTCCAATTTCTTTGGAGTAATCTTGACAAGATTTATAGATACCTGTAGCATGTCCTGTTTGGTCATCAAACTTTGTAAATCCTTTAACTGTATTAAAAAAAGTTTGTACTACCTCGGATTTTATCATAGAGATTATTTCATCTGAGATTGGGTTTATCCTACTTAGTAGTTCGTCTTGTGTACAGTGTTTATTATAATACTTCGTGATGGCATACTGAAGAATACTAATGTCAAACTCTTCTTCAGACTCTTCTAAACCAAACCATAAACATTTGTATTTAAACTGTCGAAAAGAAGGGTCTTCTAATATGTAATCAGCTACACTAAATAAGTATAAATATTTAGCTAAACTCGTCTTACCTACAGAAGTCTCTGCAGTAACACAAACCAATGCCCCAGGAAAAATTCCACTAAAAGCTTTTCTAATACCATTAAAAGGCATTGGAATGCTGTTAATATGACCCCTGATAAGAGCATCTCTATTTTCTTCTATTACATTTAATATTTGCATTAATAGTATAATTTATCTTGTGTGGTGTATATGCCTATCTTTATCTCATTTATAGTGTCTAAAAGCAGGCTTCCTCCTTCTTTGTCAATAAAATATTGAGCATCTAAAGAATACCGTAAATCTCTTGAATTCTCATGGTAATAATTTACAGCATCTAAAATTTCTTGCTCTGTTACTTTATATTTTTTCATAAAAGTTTCCAACTTCTGTCTTACTTTTGTTTTAGGGCTATAAGATTTTTTACATAATCCTTGTAAATTTTCTTTACTAAACAAAAATATATAATTATCTAAAAAAGATAAAGAAACTAATGGTTCGTATTTTTGATTTTCTAATATTGAATACCCATATTCAGTAATTTCAAAATTATCTAAATTGGAATCATCTATATTTTCAGTATCAATGTAACGTATAACTCCTTGCTTTAAAAGGATTTCTGGAAATTTAATTTTTGGTAGCTTTACCACTAATTTTCCTATTTCTTCATAATTCATTTCCCTTTGATTTAAAAGTTTACAAAATTAATACATTTTTTTTAATTGTCAAGAGTTATGTTTACTTTTTTAGTAAAAAGTAAATGACAATGTTTACAAAGTACCTCTAATTTAGATATATCATCAACAAAAAGCCTATCATGAAAAGTTTTTATTTCATCGTAATCTTTTAGGCTACCACAAGGTTCGATGTGATTTACTTCTACTTCTTTTTTTAAGAACATTTTTTTACATTCATTACATTGCCATTTTTTTAGTAAACTAGAATAAGCTTGTTTTAACACCTCTTTTCTGAAAGGACAGGAATACATCCACCTTTGTCTTAAAAATGCCCTAATGGCACCAAAGAATGCTGATTTGGTCATTGTGCCTCCACAATACTCTCTAGGTACTCTTGGGTTTACTACTTTTTTCTTTTTCTTTGGAGTAGTAGTAGTGGGTGATTTATTTATTTTTTTTCTTCTCATTACTTTTTATTTTGATTATTTGGCCTCGGCCCATGATTTACCAATGTTGGCATCTGCACTCATAAATAGTATTGGGTTTGTTAAAAACATATTTCCTCCAACTATCATACATTTTTCTAGTATTCTAGCATATTTTTCGGACAAATGATGTTTAGTTTCCATTACAATTTCATCATGAATTGCATTTGCAATTCTGACATTCCAATAGTCATTGTTTCTTTCAATTTCCCTAAATAATAATATTGTGGCCATTTTGGTTTGATGAGCGGCAGTACCTTGAGTAGGTGCATTTAGACAGAGTCTCATATATTGAGATTTTAAACTAAAATAGTCTTTCATCATCAATTTATTAGCATTAAAAATATTATAAGCTTCTTGATTTTCTATAATATAACTATTACCTTTGGCTAAAGCTTTTTCCTCTTTTTTATGTTCTGCTTTTCCTGCACGATACTTACTCCAAAACTCTTGTCCAAGACTATTGATTTTATCGTCAAGGGTTTTATATATATCAAACATAGGGAGTTTAAGTTTAAATCCCATAGCATATTGAATATAGCCTAAATCTAAGGCTTCTTTTAGTTTCTTATCCCCATAAGAATATACTCCATAATGAAGTTCTTTGAATAACTTTTCTATTCTATTTCCTTCTTCGATAGACAAACCTTCGTTTTCTGCTAATGTAAACCCTGTTCCTCCAAATTGGACAATTGTGTTATCGTTAGGCTCTTTATCCTAACTTCTGCATCTTATTTTGTTATACATGCAGTTCAGACTATATCATCACCCATGTAGGGTGTCCTGCGCTCGTGGAACTTTACCATCTTCAACTTTACTTGTTAAGACTCCATGTTCTAGTCGTTGAACCTTTATTATATTTCTATAATACTTGGCTGCTGGTTACCCTCTTCAGGGCTTCCCAGCAATTCACAGGATTCTAATTATTCATTACTGAATAAAAGGTCTAATACTTGTTTTTTTCTTTTTAAAAACCATCCATCACAATTTTTATACAATATTTCATAAAATAACTTTAAATTTTCTCTGCCTGATATTCTTAATCTATAAGTGTTTAGGTCTTCTTGGTAAAAAATAGAATTTATACCATTTTTATCTAAAAAAGATTTAATTTGTAAAGCAAAATCACGACTACCTGACACAAATCCTGCCTCAAATCTTTTCTTGCCTCTAATATTCAAAGTAGATCGTACATGGCCATCTCCTTCAAAAACACCTCTTATAAATTCAGGAGTTACTATTTCTTCTTTAACTTTTAAAGTTAATGATTTATTTGGAGTAATACCCTTATCACTAATTTTTTTTGCAAATTTTTTAGAACTAATACAGAAAATATATAATTGTTTTAGGTTTTTTCCTTTTTTCTCTGTATAAATTGAACCTGTTTTAAAATACTTTTGAAAATTATTTACAATTTCTTCATCAGTTATGGATAATTTTACAGTTCTATAATCTTTTGAAATATTACCATCAGAAGCAAGCCAGCCTAAATAATAATTAAAAATATTAGAATTAAAATCAATTTTTTCTAAATTTTCATTATATTTCCAACCACTACCCTTTTTAGGTAAATTTAATTTTAGGGCTACTACTCTCAAGTGATCTTCGTTTATGTTCAAATGAGTAGAAATTTCTTTATTAGAAAGAGTGTGATAATTTTCCTTTATATAATTTAAGGTTTCTTCAGAATAAGTTAAAGTGTGAGATTTTTTATACACTTCAGCTTGTTCTAAAATTTTTCTTACTCTTTCATAAGAAATATTGTATTTTTTCTGTATATCTTTAATATACATTTTTGATAGATAATCTTCAATAATTTCTTTATTATTATTCATACTTACTATTTTTAGTACAAAGGTAATAAAAAATTATTTTATTATAAACAATTAGTTTAAACAAAATCTTGGGGCCTTAGAGGCATTACGTTTGGACTTATGCTCTTTAATAATTTCTTCATCGGATAACTCTAATAATTCAGGATACAATACCCTTGCAAAAGCACAGTGTAAATCCTTACCATCCACAATGGAAGCGATCATGGCTTCATCTCCTGTAATATCGGCACCAACTACCGTTTCTTGTCCAGCATAGTCAGCTACTATTATATCAAATCCTTCATTTGCCGTGAAACAATCTCTTGTTTCTTTATTGGAGGGAAAATTTAGAAAATTAATTTCTCCTTTTCTTGAAGAAATCCTTGCGGTATCTACAATTGGTTTAAAATGAGTATAGATTCTACCATGTCTTATTTTGGAATAAATACCCTCTCCAAAAGTAGTAACATTGTGTTCAAATTCTTTAAACTTTAGCCATATTTTAACAAACTCATGGTTTGATTTAGAAATTACAGATTTTTCTAGACTTTCTTTAATCACTCCTTTTTCTTTATAAGAAACATTAATACCAAAACTTTTAAAAACTTCTAACATTTGTTTTGGAGAACTTAGCATACAGGTCACTTTCTTTTCATTTGTGAACATATCCATTTGCAAAACTCTGTATTTAGGTAAATTGTCAAATATGTAATTGATAATTTCTCTTTCACATTCTTTATATTGGAAAAAATCTTTATCCATCTTAGCTTTCCATTTATCCTTAGAAATAGGCAATCCACACAGTTCCATATATGTAAGAGCCCTAATATGTTTACAATGCAGCCTATAAGATTGAATTGCTTCGTATTCAGAAAGTTTTTTTACTAAATCAGAATGTAAGTCTAAAAGTCTATCTACATCATTAAAACAGTATTCAATAGTAGAAGGCTGTGAAAGCTGTACTCTAGCTATATTAGCTTGTTCTGTTTTGTCGTAAAAAATTCCCAACTCTCTTTCCATACAATTTTTAAAAGAATGCGATACCCCAAATTCTCCATTATGAAGAATCATAGATGCTAACATGGTATCTCCTACTTTTTTAGGAAAATAATTTCTTACAAAAAAGAAGCTCAAATCAAAAGCACTATTATGAAAAATCATTGTTTTATCCATTATATAAGGCATCACTTCTTGTAAAAAAATTTTATTTTCTTTGTGGTCTTGAAGATCTATTAAATAATTATTTTTACCTGTACCTATTTGGATAGCAAATATTTCTCCATCAAATGCAGATAGAGAAGTGGTTTCTGTATCTACAGCTATTATGTCAGTAAGTTGCATATCAGATAAATTACAATAATTATATTGCCCTATATTCTGAAAAAAAGATTGGTTTCTTGTGATTATGTAATTTGCCATTTAGAAAAAAGTTAAAGTTTCTTCTTCTGGAATTTCTTGCCAATCATTTTCAATGTATTTGTCAATCTTATCCAAAGTTTCTTCTAAAATTCTTTTACCTTCCATTTCGTCTTTATACGCTAGAGGGTAAATTAAAATACTATCCACTTTGGTAGAATTACAAACAACCCAATGAAATGTTTTTAGTACATAATGACTTAAATCATTTTTTTCCATCCAATCCTCCACACCTTTAGTGTAAAGAGCCCCTTGTAGATGATAGTAGTATTTTTGAATACTATCAGGGAATTTAGGAGGGTAACTACTTGATTTCAAATCTGTTATAATAATTTCTTGGTTATCATGATCTACTTTTAAGTAATCTGTTTTGATAAACATATTAAAACCCCTATATACAAAACTCCACTCAAATTGAGCCTTTCCTTTACTGAACAAAAAATTAGCTTCCCTATCTAGGATTATATTGTTACCAATACTAACTCCTAAATCATAATTAGGTTTTAAAAACTTACCTTTAGGGTTTTTTACATATTCAATGTACTCAGGGTATTCTAAAACAGTTTGTTGTATCTTAGTAAAATTCTTAGATTTTACATCCAATTCCGTACAAACTTTTTCCAAATTTTCAAGAGAAGGATTAAAATCATAATCTTGTGTGAAAATCATTTCAATAATGGCTTTAATTTGTGGTTTAGGTATAGGAATATCTATCACTGTTTCTGTAATAGGTTCCCCAAATACTACTTTATCTATAATAGATCCTTTTTCTAAAGCATTATTTCTTTTATATACAGGGTTTAAAAACCCTTGTACACCCTCTTTTATTAATCTAGCGAGGGAACTATAACTTAGACGATCAGTTTCTTTATTGAACATTTTTTTTATTGTTTATATTTACGTTAATAATTTTGTCTCGGAATTTATCCATACCGTTTAACACCCATTTTTCTTCGATAGTTCCTTTAGCTACAATAAAATAAATAAAACTTTCTTCATGTACTGCTATTCTACAAAATCTACCAATAAGTTGTTCTTTGGATGATACAGAACTATCAATACCCAGAACAAACCCATATTTAAGTTTAGGAATACTTACTGATTCCTTGAGGATGCCTACATTTACCAATTTACCTGAAGTAGATTGATAAAATTCATCGTAAATTGTTTTCTTAAACTTTTTTTCCATAGAAGAATTATATTGAGGGTATCCAAAAGATTCTCCTTGCTCTATACTTCCTGCATAAATTAATAGTTTTTTATCAGAAAACTTTGACTTTATAATTTGGTTTGTTAAATCTACTTTGCTTTGTAGATTGTTTAAATGTCTTTTTAAAACACTTAATTCTGGAGGGTACCCATTATATGATCTTGGGGCCAATAAATAATTTTTATAATGGTATTCATAAATGCTTCTCTCCTCGTCAGTCATATCGTATTTAATAATAACCATTTTAAAATTATTCAGAAGAGAATTGTTGATAGCATTATTAATTAAGTATGTATAACAGATAGGAAAAGCTTGGTGGATAGCGTGTGTAGTACTAGGAGTACCTGTCAAACCTAATACAGAAGCATCTTTATTTATTCTTATAAGTCTCAAACATTGTTCTAATATCAAATCTTGTTCTTTGTGCATCTCATCTATGATGATTAAATCAAATTTTTCATTATAATTTTTCAAAGATTTATTACAAGTAAAAGTGATATTTGCTTCAGAACAATTCCATATTTTCAACTCATCTTTAAAGTTAACTGTGTATATTTGACGAGCTCCACTAAACAATATTTTACAATCAGGGTTATCTTGTCTATAAATATTGATAATATCTATCGCACATTTAGTTTTACCCATCCCTACTGCTAGAGCAATAGTAGCCCTTCTTTCTTTTGAATTAAGAAAGGCCTCCACTGCTTTTTTTTGAACTTCGGATTTCATATAAAATAATTACAATCTTTTCTAGGGTTGGTAAAAACCTCTCCACAAAACTCAGCGTAAGAATTTTTATTGTTAGGGTTAACTGATTCCCTTAAATACGCTTTTAGTCTTTTACATTCCTGAGCCTTACATGAAATACAGGAACATCTTACTACATTATCAGGAAGGTAAATCTCTTGTTCAATTAAGTGCCCTTCTCCTCCTTCGGGACATTTTTCTATAATATTATCCATTTTTAAATGTTTTTTTGTTTAAAATATTTTTTTTATAAATTACCTCTCAATAAAATCTGCAATACTTCTTAATGTTTTATGTGAATTTTCTTTTATTTCATCAAATAAAAACATATAAAGTATATAAGGTAAGACAAATATGTAAGAAAAAATTTTTATCAAGAACAATAGTATAGCAAGAAATGCTACTAAAATAAATCTTAAAAATGACATATAATTATTTTTTATGTGAAAAAAAAATGCCAGGTTGTCTCTGTCCCTGGCTTTGATACTTTAAGATATTTCCATCTAAGGTTTTACCCATTTAAGGGGGCAGGTTGTATCTTACCTTTAACCTGAAGAGATTTAAACATTTTTAATTATTAATAATATTAACTTAAAAAGATTTCCTTGTAAAGGAAATAAAAAGTAGATGAGGATATTACATTACTTTACAGGAATACTCATTATTGTAGAACCTCCTGTCACTGTTGTAGGCATAACACCATTCCACTTTGATATTGCAGCTTCTTGTAATAATTGAGTAGTTAAACCTCTTGATCGTATAATGTTTTGTTCAGTCTTTAATGTTTCTAATTCATTACGTTTCTTTTGTTCCGCAATTTGTTGGTCTAATACTGAAATATTTGTATTAACCTCATTACGACTATCAATTTTGGCTTTTACTTTACTAGAGAAATCTAAATTTAAACTAAAACTTACTAATTGTAATCCTGATTTTTCAAATTCTTTTGAAACTATATCTTGAACATATTGTTCAAACTTTAATGAACCCCCATTAGCCATTAATTGTTCTGTTGTGTAGCTTCTTGAAGCTTCTTTTATAATATCATAAATTCTTGGTTCTAAGACATTATCTTGTAAAGCTGTCATAAAATCATTTCCTGAACCCAGTCTTGAATTTTGAAATACTACATCTACAACTCGATTTTCAATTACTTTGTATGAATATAAAGGTTTTGAAGTAAATGCTGTGTTATCAGCTGCTTTCACTTGTAAAATCCTATCTTGTCCTTCATCATCAGTAAATTGGCCTCTTTGTTCCCAAGCAGGTACTTGAAATAACTCTGTTCCTGGTGTCATTGTGTTAACACGACCTTTTTGTTTAGAATAGTCGTCTTTACCATTCTTTCCATAGTTTTCCATCAATACTCCGTAGTAATTTGGTGCAACTCTTTCACATGAAGTGAATGTCAAAGCTATTGTTAAAGCAAATAGCAAGCTCATTAATGTTGTTTTTTTCATTTTAATTGTGTTTAATGGTTAAAAAAATTTTTTTTGATATATAAAAATAGGAAATAAAAATACATTCCTATCATTAAAAATCCTAGCCAAGCGTTGATATGGTTATATACCCAGCCAGAAAAATATCCTACTATAAAGGTTAAAAAGATTAGTAATAAAAATTTGTTGGTTGTCATTTTTTTTATAAATTTTTAGGTTAAAAATAGTGTTTTTTTCTTCTTATTTGTTCATATGGAGATTTATAATCTTTTAAGAGTTCGTCTACCTTATAAATATCCGAGCCTCCTCTTTCTTCTTCATATATAAGATCTAATATACTTTCTAATGTTTTTCTTTGTGCAGACTTTGCTGTTAAATCCATATAATCACTTACTGTATCAGAAAAAGAAGAATGATTTTCAGGAGTATTTTTTTCTTGAGGAGGATTTTCTCTTTTGAAATAACTACTGTCTATTGTGATACTTTTTGTCATAAATTTGCTATTTTAATTATTCTGTTTACTGTAGAGTCTTCACTTAATTCTTTGTTAACCATGTTACCTGAAATTATATCATATTTAGTAGCCAAGTCATCTATAATTGATGACTCGTTTATAAACCTGCGTATTTCAGAATCTACCCCCAAAGCTAAATAAGAATTAAATAAGGTGTAACTAAAAAATTCACGATGAGAGAAAGCAAAAATATTAACTAAATTCAGTTTACAACTAGATTTTGCGACATTTACAATAGTGTAACCGCTTCCTCCTGCAAATGCTCCTGTATCTGAATCAAATACATCAATATTTAAACTAATATTTAATGCTTGACAAGAAAGAATAAGTTTTAATATCTTTATAAAAGATTCTTCATAATCTTCATCAACAAAAGTTCCTACTTGGAAAGCAATATTTAAAGTTTTACTTTTTTTACCTTGCATTTGTTTGTTGAAAATTTTGTCACTTTGTTTAGCATACTCTACTATAGATAAATTACCTGAAAATTTATCTAAACTAGATTTTCTTTTAGCACTTTTACCTTCATGTATTATTTTTAAAAAATCTTTGTCTGCATTTAAATCTTTTCTAGCTTTTTCTATGATTTTTTTCTTACTGTTAGTAAGTTCAAATCGTTCTTTAAAGTATGAACTTCTTATTGCTGTCCCTTGTTCATATCCTGTACTCATTAAGAGTTCAGGGAGGTTTTCAGGATTGTCATAAAAATACAAATCATAAAGATTTTCAAACCTTATTAATCCTCTACCGCTTTTTAAAGTTTCTTGATGAAACTTAGGTTTATAATTTTCGGGATATTTTAAATGAGGAAATTTTTTTACAAAGTCTAAAATACTTTTTTGGTATTCGGTAAATGGTCTATCCATATTAATATTTATTTATAAAGTAGATTTCACAGAAACTTTATCTGCTTCTTCTAGTGAACTCAAAAGGGTGTCTACGCAGGAATAGTAAGATTCTCCCATCTTTACCATGTTAGCAATATCTTCTATATTTCTAGTAGAAAGATATGAACCAATTTTTTCTAAACTAAGTCTTAATTTAGATATTTTTTGATACTCAACTCCTGATTCATCACATAGTTTTCTTTCTAAAGGCTCATGGTAGTCTACAAAGAATTTACACATTCTGAATCTATCCATCAATGCCATATCCTGAAAATCTCTACCTGAAAAATCTTGTGAACCATTACCCCATGTATTACCACACATAATAATATAAAAATCTTTATGTTTAACCGCAATAGGGTTTGAGTCTCTATGAGGAATGGATATTGAAGCAGAATTATCTGCCACTCCGTTAAAGAATAAAGACATATCTCCGCTCATTGCATCGTACTCATCTACTAAGAATATCCCTCCATTCTCATAACAATTTAAAAATGTAGTATTCAAATATGTTTCAGATGCAGGTTGCTTATATCCCATCAAATCATGTACTGAACTATCTCTTGAACAAGAGTATTTATAAAATGGAAGACCTAATGATTTTGCAAACTCTTGGGCCATAAAAGTTTTCCCTGTTCCTGCAGGCCCCACTAACATTAATTTTTTAGAAAAAACTAATGTTTGTAATGCTTTCTCATAAATAGGGTGAGCAAGATGATCTACGTTAGCTGAAACATTAGTGTCTCCAATAGTAATATTAATAATGCTCCTCCCTTTATTAAACTCCTGAAATAAATCTTCTTTAATGTTATTAATTATATTAGAAGTTTCTGAGATATATTCTTCTTTTAGTTTATCAGTTTTTTCTTTTAAAAGTTCTTCATAAGAGGAAAGAATTGTTGAAGAATTTTCAATGTATTTAGTTTGAGTTTCTTGGAACACTTCATCAATTTCCCCTGCGAGTCTTTCTAAGTCAAACTCTAAAGGTAATTTAATTTCTCCTTGTTTTTGGTTGTCATTTTTTTCTTGTAAATTTTCCATTTGTGTATTATTTTTGTTTAATGATTGTGTTTTTTCTTCTAAAGCTTCAATAACTTCTTTTCCTCTATCTTTATCCCCATGAATACAAACTTTTTGAGTGGTGTATTTTTTTATAAAATCCTCACAAGAAATAGTAGGGGTTTCCTTATATTCTGGACAAAGAGACCATTCTCCAGTAACGGAGGTGTCATATCCAAATAAATTCCAATTCTCAGTAAAATTTAATTTTTCAAAAACTGTCTCTCCTATTTTTAATAGGAACTCTTTTATTTTCAAATAATCTGTATAACCCTCTAGTTTAATTATTTCATTTCTCATTTTTTTAATTTTTTATTGTAATTTGGATCTTCAGCATATCCTTTTAAAGATATACCGTGTTTTAATTCATATAAATATCTATCAAAAATACTAAATACCCAATGGTCGTAGTGTCTGTAATCGTTAATCTTAGATTTACGTCCAGGTTGAGGTCTTTTTCCTGAATTCTTCATCCCAAAAATGTTAAAATTTGTAAACACTAATTTAGACTTTAAATTACCTGATTCTAAACGATATTGTGTCTTCACTACAGATTTATTCTGAAAAGGAAGTAAATCTATTACCCAATCAACAGTTTTAAGTGTTAAAGGTAAGTCTTTAGATTTTGATAAACTATCTAAATTAGCTTCTAATGTCTTAATTTTACTTTCCTGATACTTTATAGTATCTTTTTGTTTTTGTGCAGTAGAGTTAAACTGTGTAACAACTAGAATTAAAGTTATTATTAATCCTATAGTTATTTTTTTTAAAAAATCATATTTAAAAATATAATCTTCATCTGTTTCCCATAATAAGGTTTCTTTGTTAAATACATAATTTCCCATAATCATAAATTAAATGTTTTATTAATAAGACTTTTATGGTCTTTAATGAATTGTTCTCTTATTTCTTTAGTTTTAAATACTAATATTTCTCTAAATAAAATACTCTCATGTTTTTTCCAAGAATTCTCATATGCACAAATGGAATATTTTGTTTGATTCTTATCACTCCAATCACACCAACTTTCTAAATGTTCTCCATTGGCTTTATCCCTCCATTGTCTTAATTGAATTAAAGATAGTTCGGGAAAATTAATTTCCGCTATGGATTTTAATGACTCCACTCCTGAATCATACATTTGCTTTGCTTGTTCTTCTGTTATTATAATTCCTTTCATATTATTTATATTCGTTTAATCTTTTATTAATTACAATATCCATTGAATCTAACCATATTGATGTTTCCCTTAATTTAATTTTATCCCTCAATTCAATTAATTCCCTTTTTTCTTCAATTGTATCCATTATTTCATCATGTTTATCCTTCATTTTGAAATCCATCATTATTCCAATCCAACAAAGGAAAATTATTAAAAAAGATGTAAAAAATATTTTATCTGCCATTTTATTTTATTTAACAATTAAATAATTTGTGAATCCAATTAGGAAACTTGTTGTAAAATTTATTTTGTTTTGATTGAGTGAATACTTTTTCAAAATTAGATTTAACTATTTCTTCAAATTTGTTTTCTACTACATCTTTATTAATCACTACATAACCAGAATTATTATAAACAGAAGTTCCTTTACTAAAATCATAATAAATATTAAAAAAATGCTGGGGTGTTTTTATTTCTTTTAAGTCTTTATTTGCTAA